ATCAAGTCTCAGATAGCTAATGACGATGTTAGCCAGGTATACATAGCATCAATCTCAGTTAAGGTCACTAATTATGTGGCTGGTAGAAATCCATTTTTTGCGCTTTATATAGATGGCAGAAAGAACGACAGCCGAAATACGCAGTTTGGTGGAACATATTCGACAGCCAATCGTTTAGATGCGGTCAATAATAGAGGAGTTGTGCAGTTTGCGACTACCTTTAGGATAAACGTACCTCGAAACCAGATAAAGCTTCTTGATTTCCGTATCTATGCAAGGGATTTCACAGGGGAAGTGGAATTTGAGAAAGTGTCACTCAGACGTGGGGATATTGATTTAGGCTGGCAGGCTTCTCCAGAAGACCTCCAAAACCAACTCAACTCCAAAGCGGACCAAGCATTTACCCAAGAGCAACTCAATTTACTAAACGAGCGGGCGGGTATCATGCAAGCGGAGCTGGAAGCCAAAGCGAGTCTGGATACTGTAAACAACATCTTGAAACAAATCAAAGATATGAGAGCAGCCGACGAAGCTACATGGGCCAAAGTTGAAAAGGACCTGATAACTCACTTACAGCGTGTCATAAAAATTGAGACAAACCTAGGAGACCAAGCACAGCGCTGGAATGCGGTAGATACCTTTATGCAGGTCTCAAACGATGGTTTGTCACTAGGTAAGGCAGACGGTAGCTCCAGCATGTTGTTTAGCCCAGATGGACGTATCACGATGTTTTCGAGTGGTACTCCAGTCATGTATGTGGATAAAGGGGTTATCCACATTGACAACGGTATTTTTTCAAAGACGGTTCAAATCGGACGTTTTAGAGAAGAACAGTACCATAACAATCCAGACATCAATGTTAAACGGTATGTTTATTAGAAAGGGATAGCTTGAAAGTATGGCAGTATTTAGATATTCAGGGAACTGGAGAGGTTTCCTAGAAGGCACATCATCCACCGTCAGTCAAGATATAAGCGGAAACAGCTCAGTAATCAAGATTGATGTTTGGATAGGAATGGACACAGGGTGGAACATTAAGTTTGGTAATACTTACGGCAATACCGTCACCGTCACTTGTGATGGTCAATCTCAAACTATTGCCGTAGGTCCTCTATACCTCAATGGCTCCAAAAAGCATTTAGGCTCAGTACAGTTTAGAGTGGGTCACAATGCTGACGGAACAAAATCAGCAGGAATTAGTTTGAGTTCTAATATGAGTAATATCAGCTATGGAACTTTGAACTTTGGTAACGCCTCAGGGAGCTGGTTTCATGGCTTGACCACTATCCCACGCTCCAGTTCTGTAAGTGTTAGCTCTGGGGTTATTGGTAGTGCACTTACTATCAACATCCACCGTCAAAGCTCTAGTTTTAAGCACGTTGTCCGGTATGCCTGGGGAAACAAATCAGGGAAAATCGCAACCAATGTAGACACATCTACAACTTGGACTATCCCACTTGATTTCGCAAATGATATTCCGAACTCAACAAGTGGGACTGGTACAATCTACGTTGATACCTACTCAGGTTCAACAAAAACAGGTACGCAATCAACCGCCTTTACAGCAAGCGTTCCAGATAGTATCAAGCCCAGTTTGACTGGTTTCACACTGGTAGACGGAAATACTGCAGCTAGGACGCTGATTCCAGGAGAACAACAGTTTGTGCAGATTGTTTCGAATATCGCTGTACATTTCGGACAAGCAACAGGGGCATACGGATCAATTATCAGTGGTTACTACGCAGAAATTGTCGACAGGAACCAATCTACCAGTCAAAATGGTGGTAGCTTAGGGATCATGAACTACCATGGTCAGGTTACTATACGAGCAAGGGTGACAGACAGCCGTGGTCGAACGAGTAACATGATAGAGCGAACTGTGACAGTGTTGGAATATTTTGCACCAGCTTTCAACTTTAGCGTGGAACGTTCAGGAGCGACATCGAGTACATTCTCTATTCTCAGAAACGCTCGTATAGCTCCGCTGACGGTAGGTGGTAGCCAGCGAAATATAATGACTTTAACTTTTCGTGTAGCTACAGCTGATAGCAATAATTACACGCCAGACAATGGTCCGGCATCTGGTACTTTTACGACCTTGGCGAGCCTGACAAATTCACTGGCCAATCTATCAGGTACTTATTCTTCTGATAAGTCGTGGGATGTCATAGGAATACTTGAAGACAAGTTCACTCGTTCGGAGTTTAAAATCAAAGTTTCGACCGAAGCGGTAGTATTCAGCTACGAGAAGGGCAACCGCTTTGCGGTTGGTAAAATCGTAGATACGAACCTTCCGGGAGGGTCTGTAGAGTCAACTGGTGGATATTACTTGAACGGTAAGTCGATTCAACAGTATCAGTTGACGAGAAATGACGGTAGAGCTCATATAAATCTATACAGCAAAATAGAAGAGTATGTGCAGTCAGGTTTTTACTATGTGGATAGCCCAACCTTACCGGATCCAGTTGGGGGGTATTTACTTGTAGAGAGCTATGATACTAGATATGTCAAGCAAACTTACACTCCTTATAACAAAAATAAGACCTATTTACGAGTAAAAAATAATACGACTTGGACACCGTGGGTTGAATATGCCAAGGCTGACCACCCCAACCTCATCAACACTGGTTGGCAGTCAGCAGGGTATCCAGGTACTTATTACAAGCGTGTTGGGGATGTACTAACAATTAAGTACGATTTCACAGGCAACGGTTCAACAATGAACATAGGGAGCATCCCAAGTGATATTTGGGTTGCGCCACAGTCCTATATGTTAGTAATCGCTAAGTGGTCTATTAGCGGTTCTGATAACAGCCATGTCCAAATCAACCAAGGCACAGGAGCGTTTAATGTACTGGCCACTGGTAATGGAATTGTGTATAGAGGTCAGTTAACTATTATGATTTAGAAAGGAAATACCATGAAGTTCAAATTTTTAACCAAGAGTACGGAGTGGCTTGGATCTTCTCCACATCGTACTATTGTAGTTGTAGGGAACGAAGAGGGAGCAACTATTCCCTATGCCTTTGACAAAGAAGCTATCAATTTGACAGATAGCGAGCTATTCGATATGGCTATGGAGAAAATGTATCAAGAAAATTTCCCGAACAGAGCAGAAGATGAGAAATTCAATGCGATTGGCAAGCGTCTTGCCAAGGTTGATGATATTGCTGAAGAAGCTACAAAGAATCTTGAAAAGGTTAAAGAGCAAGTTACTATGTCTGCGTCTTCCCGTGCTGCATTCTTGCAGGTCGTTATGACATTGTATGGGAAGGGGTTGCTTACGGATGAAGATTTATTGCAAACTGGTCTATTTGATGATGAAGTTGTCGAAGAGGCCTTGGAACTTATTTAAAAATAAAGATTGGAGAACAGATATGATGATTAAACTTTACGCAATTGAAATTTTCGAAGGACGTATCAAATATAAAGATTTGCCTTTTTCAGACATTATCAAAAATAAAATTAAGGCTTATCTCACAAAGATGGTTGAAGATGAGGAAATCTTGGCTGAACTGATTAGCGAGGAATAGCCTATGCATATCAGACCAGAACATGTATATGCGTTAGTTGGATTTGTGTCTACAGTCGTTGGATTGTGGACTAATTTCTCGGCCAAGATTACAAAGCAAGAGAATCGTATTACAGTATTGGAGAAGGATATTGAAAATCTCAAAGAATTCAAGGAAAGCGCTAATCGTCGACTAGATAGTCACGATGAGCAAAACAAGGCAATCTTGGTCCTTGCGGAGCAGGTCAAAAGCATGGGAGAAGATATCCGAGAGCTAAAACGCGTCATTATGAAAGAGGGGTAACATTCATGAAAATTAACTGGGGCGTACGTTTACGCAATAAAACATTTTGGTGGACACTAGTACCGTTATTGGTACTTTTGTCTCAACAATTGGGCTTTAATTGGGTCCCTGAGAATTGGGAATCGACCTTTGCGACGATTATGTCTATCTTGACTGTTGTCGGTATCATCAATGACCCGACGACTGCGGGAGTATCAGATAGCAAGCAGGCTCTTGACTATTACGAGCCAAAGGCAGACAAACGATGAGGATATTAAAGACAACATTTTGTGTGTTGGCGCTGATTATTTTGGCGCCAATTGCATTTCTACTTGTACCAATTTTGGAGGTATTAAATGACAACAGTAAATGAAGTAGTTAATTTTGCCAAAGATCTTGCCAATCGTGGTCAAGGTGTAGACTATGATGGTTGGTACGGCAAGCAGTGTGTAGACCTACCTAACTGGATTTGCGGAAAATTCTTCGGCAAGCCTTTGTGGGGCAATGCCATTGATTTGATAAAGTCAGCCAAGCAACACGACTTTGAGGTGTATTACATGCCTACCTCAGAACGTCCACGTCCAGGGGCTATCTTTGTCAAGAATTACTGGGCCAGTGATGGTGTCAACTATGGGCATACAGGTTTGATTATCGGTGTTAGTGGCAATACCGTCCAAACAATCGAGCAAAACTTGGTAGGTAATCTGTCTGTCGGTGGTCCTGCTCAGTATTCTAGTCAGCAAATCAGCAATCTTGTTGGCTGGTTTTATCCACCTTACAGCGACTCTACTGCAGTGGTAACACAGGCAAGCAGTGGCAATCTCGGTAAGGTCAAAGACGAGCAAGGGACAATGACCGTTAAAGTATCTCTGCTCAATGTCCGAGACAAGCCTGGTCTAGACGGGAAGGTTGTTGCAACATATACCTATGGCGAGCAGTTTAATTATGATTCGGTCTATATTGCCGATGGATACATTTGGGTATCGTATGTTAGCCGTAGCGGTGTACGTCGCTATGTAGCAGCAGGCGAGGAGTCAAATCGACGCAATGTCGTGCCTTATGGTACGTTTAAATAGTATTTTCACCCCAGCGTTTGCTGGGCTTTTTTGTTTGCCGAAATAGAGTGGAACCGCACATTAATTCGCACATGGAATTTACTTGGAAAATAGACAAACGCAGTCGTATCAACGGTTTGCATGATTTCTATTTGCTCAAAACGTGCAAAACAGCAAAACCCCTCAGCATTTGCTGGAGGCTGTTTTCTATTGTTATGAATATTTTTGATGGAATATTTTTTGAAAAAATATTTGTTAAAAACAAGTGTTTTGTGTTGACGAGTGTTGGAAACAAGTGTATAATATAATTAAAGATAAGGAAAGGAGATAAGCCAATGACAGAGCGAGAGCTTAAGAAGATTGCTAAGAAGCAAGGTTTCAGTAAAACAAACTTTGGCAAAGGGTCTCACGAGGTTTGGAAACATCCAGACGGACGGACAGTGACGATACCTAAACCAAAAGAAAAGGATTACAGACCAGGCACATTAAGCAACATTCTCAAAGTCTTGTACGGGGAGTGAGGGCACTCCTCCCTGTACCCCTAAAGGGGTTACTCTGATCATTGGCTTAATCTATCACTATGAAATATAATTATTTAGCATTGTTTGAAGCAGATAAGGAAAATGGTGGCTACAGCATTTCTTTCCCTGATTTCCCTGGAGCATTTAGCGAAGCTGACAATCTAAGCGAAGCTATTTTCAACGCTCGTGAAGTTCTTGAAATCTATACCATCATGTTTGAAGATGAGGGTAAAGAATTTCCTAAACCATCATCATTCAAAGCACTTGCAAGCAACCTAGCAAGCGATGATGATGTGATACAGGCTATCTCTGTTGATACCGAACTTGTCCGTGAGCGTGAACGCTCTAAAATCGTCAATAAGACTGTCACACTGCCAAGCTGGCTTGTGGAAGTTGGAAAAGAGAACAAGGTCAATTTTAGCCAACTGTTGCAAAAAGCAATCCGTGAGGAATTGCAAGTATAAGAAAGAGCGGTCAAAGATGGCCGCTTTTTTTCTGTATAAAAAATTATGAAAATAGATAGTAATACTTTTCAAAAATTGACCTATGAAAAACCGTCTGCCCCAAATTCGCCCCAAATTATTTTCAAAGTTTGCCGAATTTAACCAGACGGAAAATCAAAAAAGCCCGATTTTACGGGCTTTGCGTTCGGTTAATCCATGCTAATTCAGGTGCTAAAAGGTGGCAACTAGCATAAAATAACGCTAAAAACCCTTGAAACACAAGGGTTTTTGTTATGTCTGCCCCAAATCTGCCCCAAATTTTTCAAATATCTTTCTGACCTTGTCATTGCTTTTTTCTTTTAATGATTCAAGCTGGTGGGCATAGACTTTGAGTGTGATGTTTAAATTTTCATGTCCTAATAATTGGGAAATGGAAATCAACTCAACACCTTGGGTAATCAGGTATGATGCGTAGGTATGTCTTAGTGAATGTATGTGGACATTTCGCCCAACAATTTTCTTAATAGTCTTATTGGCTGCTGCATTCGAAACGGAAGCAAAAATTCTATTTTGATTATTCTCAATCCAGTACTTTTCTTTGTACTCAATAAGCAAATTGATAGTCTGGTCATCAATAGGGACTTTTCTCATCGAGCTACTATTTTTTGTTGGTGCAAAATCAAATGTAGTATTGTAGTTGTAAGTTTTATTGATGTCAATCAATCCATTTTCAAAATCTATATCATCCCAAGTCAATCCAACTGCTTCAGCAAAACGCATACCTGTGACAGCGATTAAGTATATGATTGCATACGAATGATATTTTATCTTTTTTCTTGTCTGTCGGATTAAGTCGATGTACTCCTCCATTTCTAAAAACTTGGTTTCTTTTGCGAATGATTCTACCGTCGAACGTATGGTAGCAAAATCGCAGAAGTTCCGCTCAATGATGCCTTCGTGCACAGCCATCTTAACTGCTGCCTTGACTTGATAATGGAATTTTTCAACTGTTTCTTGGGTGTGTGTGCTGGCAAATTGATTGAGTACTTGTTGATACATGCTATTTGTAATTTCGGTTAACTTTGTACCTTTAAAGTACAACTTGACTTTGCTTGCTGTATGCTGATATTTCTTCCAAGTGACAGGTGTGACATTTGGCTTTTTATGTATCTCAGCCCAGTTGTGATAATAGTCCAAAAATGTTTGTTTGTCATCAACACGGACATTATTGTTAAGTAATCTCTCTGTTTTGCTTGCAGCAGATTGAGCTAATTTCTTAGTAGCAAATCCACCTTTTGATTTTTGCTTAAATGATCCATCGGGAGCCTTATATGAGATACGGTATTCCCATCCGTTATCTCTTTTTCTAAAATATGCCATTGATTTACCCTTTCTTTTTTGATAAAATGGGTATAGTAAAGAGGCCTACTGCAAAGCAGGTTTTTACTATACGGAATTGCCCTACACTCAAGCTTGCCGGCGGAGAGTGTGGGGATTTTTTTGTTTTTTGTAAAGTATTTTTGTTTAAGGTAATTTCCCTGCTTCTTTGATAAGTTTTTTGTTTTGTTGTTTTACTTTGCGTTCTAACTTTTTCAAGTCTTCTGCTGGAGGGAGTTCTTCTGGTTTGATACCACGTTGTTCAAGCATGCTTCGGATAGTTGTATTATTCAAAACGTGTTCATCTGTGATGGATTTTTCGCCATGGAGGTTGTTTTCTTCAACATTGTAATTTGTCATCTCGGTCGCTAGATTTTTTGCTGCGATGGTCAGAGTTGGTAAGAAGTCAGCTAGTGGACGGTTGCTTTTGACACCAAGACGTTCTTTCATTTCCTGCGTGCTATGTCCTCCAAATAGTGCCGTGTCGCCCTTTGACCGAATACGTCCAAATCCTTTGTCGTCAACACCTCTTTCATAAATGTTTTGTGATAGGCGTTTTTCAGATTCTTTGAGTTTACCTCGAGCTTCTGTGCGTTCAATATAGTGGAGTCGTTCCTCAATCAATTCTTGCTTTCTGGTCTGGACTGCAAAATAGGACTGAGCAAAGGCAATCTCTTCTTTGTTAGTGTCTCCGTTTATGGCAATAAGGTAACAAGCGTAACGAGTAAGCATATAATCGGTTACTGGACGTTGTCCGCCCTTGGCTATGGTTATCATTTTCGTGACCTCACGAAAATGATCTGACACCTTGGTGTCACTGGTTTCTACGGAGTTCATCGCTCTTTGGATAGCTTTATGAAAATTCTCCCAACGTTCGTAACCAAGCAGGGGCATAAGGTCACGGGCATACCAGTAATCAATGAATTCATTTTCGGTTTGATTGACTATGCTATCGAATTTTTCTTTGGTTCTATAAATTTTTGATTGTTCCATGTTTCCTCCTATCCCCTATACACATCCACAACCTCGCCGATGGTTCGGAAGTCGGTGTCTGCTGTGATGGGGATGTTGTCATAGTCTGGGTTAAGGCTGTGAAGATAGGCGCCTTGGTCTGTGATGCGGAGTTGTTTGATATAGGCGTCGCCGTTATAGGCAAATACTCCGATGTCGCCGTCAGATAGGTCTACAGACAGTTTGACGAATATATAATCGCCTGAGTGGTATTCTGGTTCCATGGAGTCTCCGTAGATAGGGACAACGAAGTCAGCGTCCACTTCAATAGGTAATTCGATTGTTTCAACCTTTACATCATTCAGATACTGACCTGTGCCAGCGGAAGCGGGTTGGTCGTAATAGTTGTAGGTGTGGTAGGTGGCTTGCAGTTCGTTTACTGTATTTTCTTTTTCCTGTTCGCTTAACAAACGTTCTCCGTGGCTTATCCATGCGCTGTGACGTGGCTCCTTAAGCTTTTGGTCTAAATATACCACCTTGTCCGAAATCTGCTCTATGAGGCTGTTAGGGGCTGTAGGGGTGCGTTGAGGGAATAAGTCATCAATAGAAACACCAAAAACATCCGCTAAATCGAATAAGGTATCTTTTTTAGGTGAGCGAAAACCTTTTTCATAATTAGCTATTGTGGTATCTCCCATCCCGATACGTTTAGCCAATTCTTTTTGGGTCATGTTACGAGATAATCGGAAATCTTTTATTCTTTGACCTATATAAATCGCTAATTCTTTTTCGTTCATTGTTTCAGCCTTCTTCTATTATTTTCTAACATAATTATAACACAATGTTTCACGAAAAGAAAAGTTTTTTGCGTTTTTCGCAAAAAAAGTGTTGACACTTCACGTAAAGTGGAGTATAATATAATCAAGGTTAAGGAATTAGCCTAATAACACAGGAGGTACAGCCAATGGCAAGACACGAAAAAAAGCCTAAACGCAGAGAAATCGAATTTGACATTCAATTCTTCTGGTTTAGACTTCGAGTAAAATACTTAATCGAGTGGTAGCTTGATTAAGTAGGGGGGCAGGAGCCTCCCTCCCTCGTAAGAGGGATAGGTATAGTGTACCACATTGGCTGTACTTCCCGCAAGGAGTATCTTATGAGTTGGAAAAAAATTCTCTTTGGTAGTTATGAAAAGACCTTTGTCAGTCAGGATGGCAGGGCAAAGACGACTATCTCTATCAAGGGTGGATTGTTGCTTAATCTGTTGGCACTGGTCGGGCTGGTTGGCTTGATTTGGTGGCTGATTGGTCTATTTACATAGAAAGGAGTGATGGTTATTGCAATTATTGTTGTATGAGGCTCGAAAAAAAGCTGGATACACTCAAAAAGACATTGCTGACAAGCTAGGGATTTCAGAAACGGCTTACCGTCAGAAAGAACTAGATCAGTATGAGTTTAAATTGACAGAAATGTTCAAAATCGCTGATATTCTTGACAAAGATATTGGCGATATATTTACAAGGAAAACTTCACGTAAAGTGGAGTAACAAACGCACCAGCTCTGCTATTTCCCCAATGGTCAGTCTTTGGTCAAACTTTATACAATACTTGTATAAAAAGTTCTTGACTTCTTCAAGAACTTTAACTAACAGGTGGAAGGAGGGGTGACCATGACGTCTATACATGTGTCTTTGTCGGCTGAGATGAAGAAGCGGTTGGGGGTGGAGTGCCAGCGTCTGGGGCTGTCGATGGCGGCTTATGTGCGGTTGGTGCTGGCGGAGAAGTTGAGAGAGGAGTAGGGCGGTACAGCTCTGCTATTTATGGAAAGGAGAAGGGGATGAACGAACTAGAAAGAACAGCCCTCAATGAAATACTGAGGACTGTGACGTATATTGCTGAAAGGGTGGATAGACTTGGAGAACAGTTATATCCACATCTTACAGAAACAGATAAAAAAGAGGTGCTGGCATTGATTAACGATGCACTTTCGAAAGGAAGGGGTATCTCAGATAATAATCTTGACGGTGTCAAGTTCCAGTCAAATACTCCTCAAGGGATAGAAGGTGTTAGATAAACAACGTTTCTAATTTCTTTAGCTCTAGATGATATTCGGGAGAAATATGGCTATAAGCCTTGTCGAAAAAAGTATTCAAGTCAGCGACTACATAGAGTTCTGACAGTTTCCGACACTCTGCTAAAAAGTCTGGTCTGCCTTGGAAAATGGGAAGCATAATCGCAGCTATGTAAGTGTTTATCTTACGATTTCCTGTGGGATTATCTTTTAAGTAGTCCAAAGGTAATTGTTTTAGATTTACAGGTTCGCTTTCTTGAAGCTGTAATTCGCTGTACTCAAGCGTGAAGTCTGTGAAAGATTTAATTATCGAATTTGCAGAATTAGACCACTCTTGAGCAAAACCTTGTAGGAAAAGGTGAGAAGCTACCTCACATAAGACTTCTTCAAGCCAAAACATCGGCGTATTAGAAGGCGATTTGTAATAAGCGTGCAGTAGTTCATGACCTAGTTGGTAAATAACTTGAGCATTTTCATTGATTTCTTGCAAGTGCAAGAAAATCAAATTGTCATCTGGAAAAGATACAGGACAGTCAATAAACGGGGCGAAGATAATCGCTAGGTTTTCGTCTTTGAGATTAGGGAAAATGTCTTGCGTAACACTTGCTAGATGGTCAAATATAGCTGAGTACATAGCAGAGTTAAATGGCTCTGGCAGTGGGCGGACAGATTGATAAAACATCTTCCAGTTTGTCGCAGGAACAAAATACTTTTTCATAACAGTTCTCCAATCGTTTTTATTTTAATTATAGCATATTTACTAACTAACTAGAAAGGAGAAGGGGATGAGACCAAAACGGTATCCATATAGCGGAAAATTAAAAGCCTCAACTATGGATATAGTCAAGGCTTGGGAAAAAGCTTATTCAGCATATCGTGTCAAAGGTCAAAAAAGGCAAGAAAAGGCTGAACAAGAATTAGATAAAGCTACTCAGAGGCTTTATCAGCTATATCATTGAGTGTCTTTGCTGCTTTCTCGGTAGCAAGTCGATCAACTTGCATATCTTTGGCAGCTAACAACTTTTCAATGACATCAATAATAGCGGTAGTTGCAACATCAGCTGGATTTTTCTCAATGTACTCAGCAATTAGTTTGTAACTAGCTTGTTTAAGACTTTCAAAGTCATTCATACACTTATCCTCCTTTTCTTGTTGATACCACAATTATATCACGGGAGAGGACCTAACCAAACTAGAAAGGAGAAGGGGATGAAAGAAATCATTGAAAAACATTTTGAGAATATGGTTGATGAGATTTTGCTTTCGTCAGAAACCTATGAAGAAGCTATTTCAATCTTGAAAAAGATTTCGGTCCTAGGCATTCATCAGCCAGGGGGGCTTATCAAAAGTTTAGAAATCGCAATCAAGCGTAGGGCTTGTCAGCAAAAAACACCTAACCACAAGGATTAGGTGTGGTAGCATTACACATTCAATCGAATGTGTGCAATTTGTTCGATGTTCACTAAGTGTCTGTAGTCTGTTTTTAACTCTACCAAATCAATGATGTTCTCTTGGTCGGAGTAGGTTTCATAGATTTGGAAGAATGTTATTTTATCGCCATTTGTGAAAGAAATGGTAATAGTATCTACTTCATCTTTTAGTGAATCGATAATAAATTGTTTCATGACTTGACCTCCTTTCCTTATTGATATGTTGATTATATCACGGGAAGGGAGAAACGAACCGAACTAGAAAGGAGGAGGGGAGCATGGGAATTAAGTCAATGACTGTAACTGTCAAAGTTACAAACATCGATAAATTTATTGAGTTAAGCAGTAAATTCAGTAAAAAAGCCCGCGAGCTTGAAGAACTAGCTCACGAGCTAAAAACGTTCGATTTTGAAGGCGAAGTTGTATCAACTGATAGCAACTAGTTCAAAAGTAGCATCGTTAGAGAATAGATAAATAGGATATTCTTCTTTTGTTGCAAAATTGAAGAAACTATAACCGAAATTATCTCGTTTAATCTCTGGATTTTTATTGGTAAGAGTTTCAAGGTTGACTTCTGTCAAAAGTTTAAAAATTTGAATCCGAGCTTGTTCGGGATTGGATACTCTCTGTAAGGCTCTCAGATGTTCTTCAGTTGGGAATGCATTTACTAATTCTTGTCTGTCATCAAGGTAAGTCCTAACATCGTCAAGGTAGCCAAATTTTAGTTTGTAATCAACGAACGAGCGATGGTCAAATTCTTGATATGTATCAAAGGTAACACGCTCACCTTGATATTGATAGACAAGAGTGTCATCTTGAAGCTCTTCTTCGAAGGGAGTGATACCAATCAAAAATTTATGGCAAGCTTCAACGATGCGAATTTGGTTAAGGTTAATGTGCATAAAAGTATCCTTTTTATTTTTCATTATACAGGAGAAATTAATATATATAATCGGTCTAAAGGAGTATTTTATGAACGAAGATTTTGTTGTCGATATTGCCGATAGGTTATTAGAGAAATCTGCAACTTACGGCGAAGCTATAAAAATTTGTCAACAAGTAGAACATGAGATTAAGTTGAGAGCTTATGAACAGAAAATAGAGGAACACAGATATGAAAATAGCTGAAAAAGTAGTCCGCATCGAATCGGACGCGTATGAATATGTTGTAGATTTTGCTAATGAGCATGATTTGAAAATTGGCGAGGCGGTGAGCATCTTAATTCGCTACTGTGCTTCTAAAGATTTGATAGTCAAGCAGGCTCATGTAGAGGTTGTGGAAGTGCAGAATGTGGTGGAAGAAGATGACTAGCAAACTAATCCAGAACTGGCAAAAGAAAAACTACCAGCTCAGTCAACTGATAGTTGATAGCCTTGAAGGGCTAGATGTGTGGGAGACTGTGGTGGCATTAGGAAAAATCAGAAAGGAAGCGGCATGACAGTATCTAGGGAAATGAATGACTTGGAAATCAAAGTTCTCAATGCTATCAAGAATAATGCTAGTTACGACTTGCCAATCCAAGCAAGTGAACTACGGCTAATATTCAGCATTTCAAAGCGTAGCTTGGAAGAAGTGATTGAAAGCTTGCGGGTTAATTTTAATCATCCGATAGTAGCAAAGAAGACCAAGCCAAATGGATATTACCTGCCTAAGTCAGAGCAGGAGAGATTGGATGGGTTGGCACCATACAGGCGACAGATTGAAACAGAGAAGAAAAACCTAGCAGCGATCATGTCGGTTAACTTGGAAAACTACTGGAATACAACACAAAAAGCCTGACGGCAATCAGGCTCAAATATAAACATACAAGAGGATTATATCATGAATGATCTAATGATTCAAATGTTGGACCAGTTTGAAGCTGGGCTAATGGATAGAGCGTTGAAGGTCATGCACGTTGTCATTGACGAAAAAAGACGGTTTCCTATGGAACTCAACAAGTCACAATGTGCTGAAATGTTGCTTGGAACAAAGGATACAGGGAGTTTTGATGCACGATTTAATTGTCACAAAGATTTCCCGCGTATACCAAATGCTCGTGAGAAGTACCCTCGTGATGCAGTGATTGAATGGTACCACAATAATTGGCAGAGGACAGTGATATGACAGAAGAATTGATGTTAACAGCAGAACAAGGTTTGGCATTTATTGCTATTTTTACCCCAATCTTAATCTGGCTAATCCGTAAGCCAGTCGAGATAGAAATTGAGGTCAAAGAACCAATTGTGGAAGTAAAACAACCAGAACGGAATTTGAGATACTTGCAAATTCGGACATATTACGGAGGATAGAATGAAATTTTGGGACATGATGAAAAAGTTTTTGAGTGTTGAGGAAGATGACTACATTCCTCAAAGCCAACATGAGCTGGAACGTGAATTGGCCAACGCTAGGCACACAGCCAAGGAATACAAGAAACTGGCTTTACTGAAAAATCAGGAATGTGTTGGTCAGGCAAGGCTGATTGATGAGCTACGCAGACGGATTGACTTCTTGGAGAATGTCAACAAGTGCCAGGCTGAACTATTGGCAGAGCGTGAGGTCTAGCTATGGTCTGGATTGTGGCAAAGAAAACCAAGACTAAGCGTGGTTATAGATTTTACCAAAAACGGTCGTTTGATACTTGGCAGAAGGCTAGAATTTATCAGCAGGACTTGTTTAATAAAGATGTAAATGCTGAGATGTGGGAGGAGTGAGATGGCGAGCGAAATTAAATGGATTAAGATTGTCACAGATATTTTTGATGATGAAAAAATTCTGCTGATTGAGTCCTTGCCAGAAGCTGATACGATTATCGTTGTTTGGTTCAAATTGCTGACATTAGCCGGCAAGCAGAACTACGGTGGTGTTCTTATGATGAATGATCGTGTACATTACACAGACGAAATGTTGTCTACACTATTTCGTAGGCCTTTGAACACTGTTAGAGCAGCGCTTCAAACTTTTGAGCAGTTTGGGATGATTGAGATTATCAATAATGCCATAACTATCCCGAATTGGGAGAAACATCAGAGCGTGGAAAGTATGGAAAGGGTTAGAGAGCAAGCTCGGAAACGCGTTGCAAAACATAGAGAAAAACAAAAAACATTAGCAAATGGTAACGTTACATGTAACGTTACAGTAACGCATAGTAACGCACTAGATAAAGAAGAAGAAATAGATAAAGAAGAAGATATATATAATATATGTCCTATTAAGGAAATCATTGAATACTTAAATTCAGCCACTGGAAAGTCTTATCGTTATCAGTCGAATAGCAACAAGAAAATTATTCAGGCTAGGTGGAACGAGGGTTACAAGTTGGATGATTTCAAAAAGGTCATTGACAACATGGTAGCTAACTGGACAGGTACAGAATGGGAGAAATATCTCCAACCGTCAACTTTGTTCAGAGAGTCGAATTTTGATAAGTATCTGAACATGGTGCCTAGAGCTCCGAAACCAGCACAGACAAATGTACCAGCATGGGCCTTGGAAGAAATTGAGCAGGACAAATCGGAGGAAGCTATGCAACGGATGCAGGCTTTGAAGGCTAAAATGTTAGCCAAAGAAAAAGGTGAACCTGTGCCAGAATGGGCTGAAAAAGTTTTGGCAAGCAAACAAACTGCCGAGGGGCAGGCTAAGTTGGCAGATATTTACGCTGAGTTGGAGGCTATGGAGAATGGTGAAACTTAAACATGGCTCGAAGCAGGATAGACCGTTTATCAGAGAAGTACGGGTCAACTGTACAGGGATTGACATTTTTTACGGTAACGAGCGCCAGGCTATGCGGTTTGCTAGTCGAGCTGCTGCAATCCATGTTTCTAGGGCTTTGAAAGATTATGGAAATTTTTATTTGATCGAGGAGGACTAATGGACGGTTATTTGAAACTAGACAAGATGATGGATTGGCAAGTAGCGAATTATCCGCTACGTATGTCTGAAAAGGCTCGCTTGATGGCTTTGCCTGGTGATGATTTTGTAGCCGAGCTGGATCGTATGACAGAGGAATATCATCGTACCAGATATGGAGGTAGTTGATGGTAGTGCCAGAATTGGAGGAGAAAGCAAATGGAACAATTTAACAACGTAACCAAACCCAAACACTACCAAGGTAAGTATGGTATGGAAGCCTTGGATGTGGTCAAGAATTTTATCTGGGATTTAGCAGGCGAGCGCGCCTACTACTGGGGCAATGTCATCAAATATCTGTTGCGATTTCAGCAGAAGAACGGTGTCGAGGACTTGAAGAAGGCTAGACAACATTTGGATTGGTTGATTGAGGAGATGGAGGAAGTATCTTGAAATTCCTAGACCTATTTGCTGGTATTGGTGGTTTCCGTCTCGGAATGGAACGTGCCGGTCACGAATGTGTCGGTTTTTGCGAGATAGACCAATTCGCCAGAAAGAGTTACAAAGCAATCCATAATACGGAAGGAGAATTTGAATTTCATGACATTACAAGAGTCACAGATGAGTCTGTTCGAGGAATCGGACGTGTGGATGTTATCTGTGGAGGATTTCCGTGCCAGGCTTTCAGCATTGCTGGAAAGCGAGCAGGATTTGAGGATACTAGAGGGACTTTATTCTTTGAGATTGCTAGGTTCGCATCTATTCTCAGACCTAAATATCTATTCCTTGAGAACGTTACAGGATTGCTCAACCACGACAACGGAAATACATTCGAGACCATACTCGGAGCGTTGGATGAACTGGGGTATGATGCGGAATGGCAAGTGTTCAACAGCAAGAATTTTGGAGTCCCCCAAAACCGAGAGCGGGTGTTTATTATCGGACATCTTAGAGGAGCAGGTGGACGAGCGATATTTCCTTTCGGAGGAGGCGACAAGGAGATTGGTAGCCTACAAGGACAATCAACAAATACCATTACCGCCAGGTACGGAGAAGCACAAGGGAGCGGGTCGTACATTATTGAGGGTCAACAGCCGAAAATCATCCAACGAGGCCACGGCTACAATCAGGGTGGCGAGCATGATATCACCCCGACATTGACCAGCAACAGCTGGCAGGAGAATAATCATGTTAAGGTTTATGATTTTTACAACCGAAAAACCAAAGACGAGGTTGGCACACTCACTGCCAGTGGCCATCAGGGGAATACCAAAGCAGGGACATTCGGCATATTAGATGGTATCCGCATCCGCAAACTGACACCTCGCGAGTGTTGGAGGTTGCAAGGTTTTCCAGATTGGGCGTTTGATAGAGCCTATGCAGTAAACAGTAATAGTCAACTATACAAGCAAGCTGGCAACTCGGTCACAGTTAATGTGATTGAGGCGATAGCGAGAAAATTGGAGGAAACAGATGAACAAACAGGAAGCGATTGAGCAATTAGAGTGGAACGTTGTGAGAACGACAGATTTTGACAGAGCAGAAGATGTTGTGGTATTCGAAAAAGCAAAAGAAATAATCTCCCAAATCCACGAACCGCAGAAGGTTGTGGTGCCGAAGTTTATCGCTGATAGTATCGAATATTGCAAAAATAAAGAAGGGTATGGATTGCTCCGTGCAATGGATTACTGCGATGAATACAATGATACTGGCGAATGGTTAGAGCACAACCAAGAGACTTTCGCCCTAGCGTGGCTTTTCGGCTACGAGGTTGAGCAGGAGAAGCTGTACACGGTTGAGATACCGAATCCGAATAATACTAGCGCTAATGTATTATGCTTGCGAAAAGATGGCGGTAAGATACACATTTCCAAACAGAATCATAAAACATATAAGCAGTCGCGTTATTGCCATCTCACCGAATCCGAAATCAAACAGGATTTTAAGTGGGCGTGGGATGCAGGGTTTGCGAAGGAGGTGGAGTGATGGCAGTTTGGGGAGTTTGTTTTTACTGCAGGCAAAAATACCAAGTCTACGGACCACAACTTTTTTGTAGCAAACGATGTCGAAAAAAATATTATCAAGCAAGCTCTAAATTTTGCCCTGTTTGCAATAAAGAATTTCAACCAAAAGGAAATCAAAAATTTTGTTGTAAAGAACACCGAATTTTATATGGTAAAAGGAAGGAGGTAAACGATGACACAGAAATTTAGGGCGTGGGATAAGGCATCTCATGCGTGGAGACATGATATATACATTGGGCTTGATGGTCTAGCTAAGGACCTTTCCCGGACAGGAGAAGAGCCTTTTGAATTACCTTTAGACGATGTAATCATCATGCAATCCACAGGGCTGTTTGATATCAACGGCAAGGAGATTTTTGAGGGGGATGTCTTTACGTGTCTAGACGATGATAATAATCCTATATATGAAAATATAGTTGTAAAATTTGGGCAACATACAAATATGGACACTGTTTTCGAAAGAGAACCTGTTTACATCGGCCTATATATTGAAGGACAAAGAGGGACTGCAACATTTGATGTAGATAGGATGTACAATGACTGCGAGGGTCGTCTTACAATCATCGGCAACATCTATGAAAATCCTGAATTGGTGGAGGGGTAGGATATGGAAAAATTAAAAAATATGTATAGAGGAGTCTATGGCTGGACAGTCCAAAATGGCAAACCGTTTCCGCCAGCATATGACTTGCCATCAGTTGTTAAGAATAGAGTAGATTACTTTTGGGATATGGCTGAACACGGAATGACATTTATGGGAGCGATGAAATGCATCTTTGCTAACCAAAAACCGGAAGAATATGATCTGGGAGCCACTAAAGATTGGTTGCCAATGTCTCAAGAATTTAAGGACTGGGTTGGTCACGCTTATGGTATGGCACAGATGGAAATAGCTGTATATATGATTTACGGAGATCGCAAGGAGGGAATCAATGACTGAAAAACTAGGCGTACTACTGGTCGATGTGCCAGAGCCGAGATACTGGAATTATACATTCGTTGTACGTACTAGCGGTGGTTTCTTTGATACATGGGATGGTGGTACTGTTGACATGGTGGTCGAACAGGCCTACCGTTGCACCCAAGAAGAAGCCGAAAAATACCCACAATTTCGGTGGGTAGCGTTGGAGGATTTGGTATGAAACTAATTTTAATATCTATTGCATTTATATTGCTATTATGGTTGGGGAGCATCTTCGCGGGTGTCATGTTTTTGCTCTGGGTCAAAATCCTGCGGTGGTTTGTAAAAATGTTCGATGCGGAGGACCTATGACAACAGCAGATAAAATCAAATACATCCTACAAAAGACAGGATGGACGAGGGACCAATTTGCGACCGAGATGGGTGTGACGGCTCTATCTGTCTACAAATGGCTAGACGGACGACCACCGCGACAGCGACAGCCGTGGGAGAGGAGATAATAGATGATCAACAATGTTGTTTTAGTTGGTAGATTGACAAGGGACGTAGAACTACGTTATACACTGTCTAATCAAGCCGTTGCGACTTTTACTTTGGCGGTTAACCGTAATTTCAAAAATCAATCGACAGGAGAGCGGGAAGCTGACTTTATTAATTGTGTGATGTGGCGTCAGCAGGCCGAAAATCTGGCTAATTGGACCAAGAAAGGTCACTTGATTGGCATTACAGGTCGGATACAGACTAGAAGCTATGATAACCAGCAAGGGCAGAGGGTTTATGTGACCGAGGTTGTCGCTGAGAGTTTTCAGTTATTGGAAAAGCGTGATAACACTGCTAATCATACAAGCATCGAAGAGCAGATGCCACCAGGAATGAGCGGTCAGCCGATGGATATTGACGATGGCTTGCCGTTTTAGGAGGTTTACATGAGTCGGATTGTAAATTTTGGAAACGGCATTACAGCCAGACAGCGTGATGTCATTGATGATTTGAAGGATGCTATTAAGCGATATGAATTTTTGGAAAATGAAAATGAACGTTTGATCAAGGACCAGCAAGAGCAGGAAAAGAAGATTGATTTTCTCAAACAGCAGAACCATCAGCTTTTTGCTGCTATCGGCAGGCAGGTATGGGAACAGATATCCAGCTCTGCTATGTCCAGAAAAGCGAATAGACGGAAATGGATGGTAAAACAGTGAACGGATACGAGTTTATGGCACAACATCCATTTCTGACAGCATTTATTGTGTGGGTAGCCTGTGCCTATTTCGCAGAGTGCATCAAGTATCTATCTGGTTACAAGGAGCAGAAACATGAACAAAAGAATCAAGAAAAAGAAAGCTAAGCAGGCACGACAACGAGAACTGGAACAGTTGGAACAGGAACTGGGCAAACTAAGTCCCGAACAGCTAGAAGCAATTGCTGATACAATTAGTCAAGCGGTACAGGGGATTTGTACAGTCATAGGCTATTTCGCTGAGAACATTGCTGAGGCATTAAGAAGATGGGAGGAACGACTTGACAAAGAAGACAGCAATCAAGACTAGACGTGATTTTCTTGAATTTGAACTTGAAGCTAAGTACCTAAAAATAGATAGGCTTATTGGAGAACGGAGACACGAACTAGAAAGGCTTTATGCAATTAAAAATTTAACCATACCAGACATAGATGATTCGGGAGCTAGTAGAAGTGGCACTCCATGTAATACATCCGAAAACCTAGCCATTACATACGCTAGTGATCCAGTGATTCTAAAATTGGAAGAGTTTCAAACAGCAATTTCAAAATTACTTGATGCACTCGAACCAGATGATAAGAAAATCTTTCATTTGCGTTGGGGAGAACATACAAAGTACGATTGGGTTCAAATTTTGTATATTATGCAAAATGGAGATACTGGCTATCTTTATAAGCACCGAAAGCAAATTTATAGACGACGCGAAGTTATTTTGGACACTTTAGCCAAAATACTTTTGATGTAATCTTGTCACAAAAACGTATAGAAGTGACAAAAACAATGTGTTATATTTGTATCATAACTTAATGTATGCGATAAGGGGAGGTCCGTTTTAGGTCATAACGTTCGAGTCGTGGTTTATCGCATTAAAAAGTCGCACAAGCAAGTGTGGCTTTTTTAATTTTGTAAAGGAGGTGAACCAGTGGCAACTAAACAACCAATTCGTGATCGTAAAGATATCCAGCGAATGAAGGATTACTTAATGCACGACAGTGCAAAGAATCCTATACTTAGACTGCGAAATTATACTTTATTTGTTACTGGTATCAACTCAGGCCTGCGAATGGGGGATATCCGCGATCTTAAAGTTAAGGATGTCACAGGCTGGCGAATCAAACATTTCGATGAAAAGACCGGGAAATTTACTGATCGGAAGATGAACTCAAGCTTGAAAAAAGCAATAAGGAACTATCTCGGTGTAACAAAGTTAAAAAACGAGGATTACTTATTCCCTGGAAGCTTCAAGCAAAACAGGAAGATGAGCGAATCGCAAGCGTGGAGAATTATCACATCTGCCGCTAACTTCCTTGGAATACCAGAGATTGGTACGCATTCTATGCGGAAAACTTTCGGATTCCAAATTTTCACAACACAAGGAAATAAAACTGTAGGAGACATCATGAAACTGCTTAATCATCAAAAAGAATCGACCACATTGGCGTATATCGGAGTGACTCGCGACTCTGAAGATAAAACAGTAGACAAGCTCAATCTCTAAAATTTATCAAGTATATAGCAAAGTTTTTACGATGACCTTGCATTTTTATTTTTTAACCCTAAAAACCATTGATACCAAGCGATTTCTAAAAATAAAAAAATGAAATAGAATTAGTAAAACTTTGCATAATTTGATACAAAAAAATAAGAAATTAGTAAAACTTTGCATAATTTGATACAAAAAAATAAGAAAGAGGACCTAGTTTGAACACGATAGCAGAAAAGAAAATCTCAGACTATCTGAATCAAAATAAGCAGTCGCTAGACGATATCAATCAGCACATCTATGATGCCATCAAAATCAACCGACTAACCAATTCAGAAGTCGCAGCATTATTTACCGGTCTCATGCGTCAAGTGTTGTCGTCAGACCACAACGCAAAGCTATTGGACAATCTTGGAATACAGGTTGGACAACTCAATCCAGAGCTTACAACTAAGATCCAACAGATACTCACAGAGGAATGGCTTGCAAATCAAGGTCTAATCAAATGAATCTGATGACTCCTGAAATACTTGACAGGTTAGTCGAGCTAATCAGAGCTGACAAAGTCAAAGAGTTCTATTGGACTAAGGAATGGAGAATCATTCGAAAGGTGCGTAGGCAAAAGGATAACAACGAATGCCAACGTTGTATGCGAGCAGGTCGATACACACCAGCAGATATGGTGCATCACAAGAAGGAAGTGCGACAGCATCCAGAGTTAGCATTAGAACTAGACAACACAGAATGTTTATGCAATCCATGTCACAACCGAGAGCACCCAGAAAAACTCAGCGGCTATCATCGTCGAAAATTTGACAACAAGGAACAGTGGTAAGCCCCCGGGTCAAACCAAATGGCTTTTCTAAAGGGGAAACGTGCAACGGGAAGGGGTACCTCGGAAAAGATATCTAGCGAAATTTTATCAAGAACAAAAAAACTCACATGAAAGGAGAAATATGGCTGGTTTTTTAGAATACCCAGAATTTGACTGGGAACGCCCTTTGGTTGCTCAGAAAAAATATGTTAAGTCTCGTGATGATTTACGAATCAAGCTGATTCGCATTTTGCAGGAGCGAAAAAAATATGAGGAGCCATTTAAAGATTTAGTTGAGCAGTATATTTCCCTGTGGGAGACGTCACAACTTTTAAGACAGGATATAAAGTTGAATGGCATACGTATTGATGGTAAGAAAAATGATTCCGTATCTCTCCAAGTAAACGTCAATAAGCAGATGATGGTCATGCTTGAAAAATTAGGAATCGAAGCCAAGGAATTGAAGTCTGAGGATGGCGAAGACATTTAATTTTACCAGCGGAACTTCCCACATTGACGACTGGTTGAGAGATATTGTTACAGAGAAATATCCTGTCTGTAAGGAAATTATGCAGCTGGCGGATTTGGTAATTGCTGCCATTTCTGATCCAGAAATTTATGTTGATGTAAAAAAGGCTGATAGTGTTGTTGATTTTATCAACAAATATCGCCCATATAAGTTACAGCCTCCGCAACGATTTATTCATGCGGCAGTTAATGCTATCCGTTGGAAGAGCGATGACAGTTTGGTATTTCCCGAGCTGTTTTTATTATGTGCTCGTGGATTTGGTAAGAACAGTATTGCTTCGGATGAGGCTTTTTTTAAAACTAGTAATCGAAACGGTATTCGCGAGTACAATGTGGATATTGTTGCCAATAGCGAGGCTCAGGCTAAGACATCATTTGATGATGTTTATAACACGATTAAAGATCATGCTGTTCTGCAGAAGGCTTACAAGTTTTCCCAGACCTTAATTACTTTTATCAAATCTAGGTCTAAGATTAAGTACCATACTTCAAATGCACGGACGAAGGATGGTCTTCGTCCTGGTTTGGTTATCTTTGATGAATTACATGAGTATTTGAATTACGACAATATCAATGTCTACATCAACGCTCTTGGTAAGGTTGCGGATGCTTCTGTGATGTATCTAACGACGGATGGGAAGGTTCGTGGTGCGGTACTGGATGATTACAAGCAGACTGCTAGGGATATTCTTTCAACTTGTGACTATCGTGCTGGTATGTTGCCGATTTTGGCTAAGATTGATGCGTTTGAGGAATGGGAAGATGAGCTTGCTTGGATAAAGGCTAATCCGATGTTGCCATACTTGCCAACATTGCTGAAAGAGTACAGGAAAGCCTACAAGCGTGCTTTACGTAGCAAGGAGTTATTCCTAGACTTTATTACTAAGCGATGTAATTTCCCTTTGGAAGACACGACGCATGCTGTTGCTGAGTGGGATGATATTGTGGCAGCAAGCAGACCGTTACCAGATGATTTAGAGGGAATGGAATGTGTAGGTGGTATCGACTATGCGGATGTACGTGACTTTATCGGTGTAGGTCTCTTGTTTAGACGAGGGAAGATGCGGTATTGGTTACATCATACTTTTATTGTCTCAGAGGCTTTGAAAATCCAAGATTTTAAGATGGATTTTACAATTCCACAACACGAGGGGTTGGTTACGATAGTACCTGGTAAGGTTATGGATCCTAAGTATGTAGCTGATTGGTTTGTGAAGATGGCTGAGAAATACAAGATTGTCAATATAGCGATGGATGATTTCCGAAAGGCACCGGTCAAGGAGGCTTTTGAGAATGCTGGCTTGCCGATAGAAGTTGTTCGAAGTGGTTCTGTTACTCATTCTAGGCTTGCCCCTACGGTTGATATGATGTTTGCGAATCATGAGATTGCATTTGGAGAAGACCGCATGATGCGGTGGTACACAAATAATGTCTACGTTGATGTTGATGGTAAAGGGAATAAAACTTACAAGAAGATTGATCCAGAGAGGAGGAAGACAGATGGTTTTTCAGCTATGATTCATGCGATGTCAATTGAGGAGCAGTTGGAGAAGAAGACTGTTAAAATCAATCGCAGATTGCGTAGTTTTACACGATAGGAGGTTTATATGTCTAAGCGAATTAAGAAAAAATATCGTCCATTTGTTTTGATTGGGAAGACGCTTGATTATCTCAATGGGAAAGTGGAGCGGTTGTTTGAACTTCAATTTCGTACTGATGAGCGTTTTGAAGAGTTGGAGGGGCGTTGTTGCAAGAATGCTGAAAGTACTAACGCTGAGTTTTTGGCTCATTTGAAACGGATTGAGAAGTTAGAAAAAGAAGTCGAACGATTGAAGCGTCCCTGGTACAAGCGTAAGTAGGTTGTAAATTAGAAAAGGAGGTGGTCCACTTGGGGTGGTTAAATAATTTCTTTGGTTTTTTCGCCCGCGATGGTACTGTGAAGAAGGTTAGTCGTAAGGAGTTGGAGGCGGCGGTTCGTCGGTCTGGTCAGCGAGTGCAGTTTATGGAATTTGCTCTGCAGATGTGTATTGACAAGATAGCCAATTCTTTGTCTTTGGCCAACTATGAGACTTACAACAAAGGTAAGATTCAGAAGGGGGACATTTGGTATCGGTTTAATTATGAGCCAAACCAAAATCAGACTCAGAATGAATTTCTTGCTGCTTTGATTGGTCAGATGGTCAAGAACTCAGATGGTGCTTTGGTTTTGATGCACAATGGTGAGTTCATTCTTGCGGAGAGCTTTGAAATTGACAGGAAAGCCTTTCGTCAAAATGTTTACAAGAACATCACGGTTGCTGGTGGACTGCAGTTGAATGCGGTCTATCAGGAAGAGGATGTTTTGCACTTTACCATGAATGATTCTAAAGTAAAAGGGTACTTGGATGACCTGTACTCGGAATATGGGAAGTTGATTGGTGGAGCGATTCGCAATTACAACAGGGGAAACGCTTTGAAACTTGGTCTGAATATTGGTACTTTGTTCGATCATCAATATGGTGGGAATGTGGTTGAAGTGGATGAGGATGGCAATGAGACAACGGAAGCTGACCTTATCATCGATGAGATGTATGAGAAGCGGTTTGCTGCGGTTCTGTCTGATGAAGATTCCATTACTCCTTTGGAAGAGGGCTTGGAGATATCTAGCTTGGTGCAGACCAGTGCTAATACTAAGAGCGGGGCGGTAACTACTCGTGATATTTCCGATGTCATCATGGATGTTGTCCACTATGCTGCTGACGCTTTCTCGATTCCTCGTGGAATCATGAAAGGTGATGTGGCAGATGCAGAGGCGATTCGTGATAACTTTGTCAACTTCGGTGTGCGTCCATGGGCTGATGCGATTGAGACGGAAATCAATCGGAAGCTATATAGGCAGAAACATCTGGCTGTTGGCTCAAAATTTAAGATACAAACGAATACAATCCTAGTTTATAGTGCAGAGAAATTTGCTGCGGCTGGTGAGGCTCTGTTCCGAATCGGTGCTCTCAGTACAAACGAATTGAGGGATAAACTGGGAGAAGAGCCGATTGATGAGCCGTGGGCTAATCAATACTTTGTATCGTTAAACTATGCTAGGGCTGATGGCTCTGGTGATAATCAAAAGAAAGGAGAAAAGGAAACTAGTGACAAAACAAATTCCGTTTAAATTTGAGGCATCTGTCTCAAATGACGATAAGGCTGTATTATACCTACACGGCACTGTTGGTGGTTACTGGGAAGGGATTAACTTCAAGGATGTTCGCAATGCTTTGGCAGGTTTCCAAGGAAATGAAATTGAAGTACATATCAATTCTTACGGTGGTGATATGTTTGAGGGAATTGCAATCAAGAATTTCTTTAGTCAGCGTAAAGAGACTGTGACGGTGATTATTGATGGTTTGGCTGCAAGTGCCGCATCTATCATTGCTATGGGTGCTGATAAGATTTTGATGCCAAAAGATACGCAGTTGATGATTCACAATCCATGGACATTTGCCTATGGCAATGCCAAGGAATTGCGTAAGGTGGCTGATGATTTGGATAAGGCCCAGGTATCTGTTGAAGAGACCTACCTTAAGCGTTTCAAGGGAGACAGAGAGGAGTTGAAAGCTCTTCTTGATGAGGAGACTTTTCTCACGGCTGATGAGGCAGTCACCTTGGGTCTTGCTGATGGTATTTATGGCGAGGATGAGCCAGAAGAAGTGTCTAATGACGCTGAAACCAATGTCCTAGATAGCCTTATGGCTAAGTATGGGACTGATGAACATGAGGATAAGGGAAAGCGAAATATTGAACGCTTTGCCTTTTTATTTACACAAAATAAAGGAGAATAACAACTATGCCATTAATCAATAATGATTTGAAAACAAACTTTGCTGATGCTCGCGAACAATTGTTTGCCGCTTTGCGAACAGATAACGAGCAGGAGCAAAAACAAGCCTTTGAAAACTTTGTTACCGGTTTGGAAGCCAATGTATCTGAACAAGTTAAGGCTGCTGCTGCGGAGTTTCAAGAAGGGGTGCTAGATGAGTCTATCCTTGCCGAACGTGGACTTCGTCGGAAATTGACATCCGCTGAACGTAAATTTTTCAGTGAAGCAGCTCAAAAGCAAAAAATCACTGGTTTAGATCAGATGTTCCCAGAAACTATCATTGAAGATGTGTATCGTAATTTGGTACAAGAACACCCTCTGTTGTCTTTGATTGATATGCAGGTTGGCGATGTGAAAACTGCATTTATTTACGGTGACTCGACTAAGAAACGTGCTTTCTGGGGGACTATTCCTGCGGATATCCAACAAATTCTTTTGGATTCGTTCAAACGATTGGATATTTCTCAATCACAACTTTCTGGCTATATTGCAGTTCCGAAGGGCTACTACAAACTTGGTCCATCTTGGTTGGCTAGTTATGTCATCACATTCTTGCAAGAAGTAATGGCAGCATCTCTTGAAGAGGCTGTTGTAAATGGTGATGGTAAAGAAAAACCTTTAGGCATGATGCGAAAACTCTCAGGAGATTCTGGTGGTGTTTATCCAGAAAAACAGGCCATCGAATTAGCTGATTTGACACCATCAACTCTTGCTGGTATTCGTGCTGCACTTGCCAAAGCTAAAACAGATAATGGCCAAGTGGCTGTGCTTGTTAATCCGATGACCTACTGGTCGAAGGTATTTCCAAAACTTGCTTTCAGAACTGATGCAGGGGTATGGGTAACAACTCAACTGCCGACTGGAGAGACAATTATTCCATTGCATGCTGTTACAGAAAACAAGCTCGTCTTTGGTGTTCCGCATAACTACTTACTAGTTGTTGCAGGTAGCGTTGAAATCCAAGAATACCGTGAGACTCTAGCACTTCAAAATCTTGATTTGCACATTGCTCAATTCTTTGGTAAAGGGATTGCCAAGAACGAAAATGCTTTCTTTGTAGCAGATATTTCTAGTGTTGCAGGTGCGACAATCCCAGATTTGGAAGGTCCAGCTGCTATCGTCAAAGAAGATACTATTAATCCTAAGGTATCTATTTAGTGAAGGGGGGGAATAAAACATGGAATTGATTAAAGTTGAAGTAACGGAAGAATTTTTCGATAAGGTCGCTCAGCTTGACCGTGCTGTTGGGGATGTCTTCGAGGTGGATGCCGAACGCCTCGAAGTCCTCTTGGGTAAAAATAGTGAAAAGCGTGCATTTGTCAAGGTATTGGTATTGGAAGAAAGTGAATCTGAAACAGACTATAGCAAGTTGAAGACGGATGAAATCAAGGAGTTACTGACAGAAAAAGGTATTGAATTTGACAAGGCAGCTAAGAAGTCTGATTTGATTGCTTTATTGACTGTTGCAGAGTAGCTGGAGGTATCTAGGTGAGCGAAGATTTGAGTAGTGAGCTTCTTGGACCAATAAAGTTGCACTTGCGTGTGACGTGGGAAAGTCAAGATAGTGAGATTAAGGAATACATCGAAGAAGGGATAGCCTATATTGATGGTATCTGCGGTGAGTCAGACTACTCTGTATCTGGCTTGCCTAGGATACTGCTGAAAGCCTACTGTCGTAGGGCTTGGTCTGGGAATACTTCCATGTTCGAGGAAGATTACAGAAGACAGTTATTGCGTCTCCAACATGAAAATGGTGTGAGGCGATTGAGGAGGAAGGGTAATGAGTAAACAAGGTGATTATCAACCACTCAATGATGGACTGCTTGAATATGGAGATTTGACCACCAAGCGGGACAAGAATACGGCTAAGAAAATCGGTGAAGAGTTGACGACTCGGGGGAGATTGTACTTTGGTTACAAGTCTATTGTAGCTAAGTATGATAGCTACCTGGTGTCAAATCTATCTGCAGTAGATATCAAGGTCCAATGCTATTATGTGCAGGACTTCCAGAAGTCGCATAAGGTTCGGATAAAGGATGAACTTTTCGCGGTTGAGTCGGTGGATGTTGATAATCGACAGGAGTATATGTATCTATTTCTGAGAAAGGTAGGGTATTGGGATGGCGGAAATTATATCCAAACCTCTGGATCTAAGTAGGATTGTCGAGGTGATTCGTGGGACTGGTTTTCCTTGCTTTGGGTTAGATATGGGGAGGGACGAGGTGGCAGACAACCCGTCCTTCTTTCTGTACTCTGATGATGGTGGATTGACACCTGGTACACATGCTAATCAATACAAGCGGGCTTTCACGCTCATGTTTGTTACTCGTGAGAGTGCTAGCTTTGATGATGTTGGTCTGATTGAGCGATTAAAAGACTGTCGCTTGATTTTTGATAACTCTGAAATTGACAAGGGTAACTTGGTTAATACAGATGAGCAGGTGACGGCTACGACGCTTAATTTTCACCAATTGATTCGGATAGAGAGGTAGTTTTATGGCAAATAAAGCTACTCTTGATTTTTCTGGCTCTACCAAACTTGCTGAGGCTATGGCAAAGATTCCGAGTAAGTCGGAGGAAGTTGTCAATCGTGTCTTGCTTGTTCGGGGAACCAAGGAAGTGATGCAAGCTATCATTGGTTTTATGCCAGTCAGTAAACGAGAGAAGAGGCACGCTAAGTACTCCAACCCACTTAAAGAGCGGATGTTTAATCTGGGCTTTGATATTGTAGCTAAAGGTGGCGCTGCTAAGAATAAGGGGTCATTTGGGTACCTGGTCTTTCCTAATGAGGGAAGAGGAACTCATAATCCGATTGCACAAGCGTTCTTTGAGCGTGGTTTGGCATCTCGGGAAGAAATTATCTTGGACTATGTTATTGACGAACTGGTCCGAGTACAGCAAGAATTATTAACGACATAAGGAGTAAGAAATGTCAAAAGTATTTGATGTATTGCAAGATTTTGAACAATTTGAAATCACAAATGGACAGTTTCGTCCATTGGTCAGTGGTCAGCTTGGTACAGCTGAGCGGTTGGGATGTACGGGTTCTATTTCGGTAGAGGCGGAAAGTAAGACTGTCACTAAGAAATGTGAGGGGAATGTTACCAAGGAAGTCACAATTATTCAAAAATTGAACGCAACTGTCTCAATGCACATGCCTGTAGCTATTTTACGGAAGGTGTTTGGTTTGACCAATGATAAGTTGAAGACAGGTGTCTATGGTCTTACGAGTAAGCCGAAGGTATCTTCTGGGGCTCTGACATGGGACATGTATGATTTGGGGCGCGAGAACCATAAACTGATTGCTTTTCCTAATATTTCTTGGACTAGTCCATTTAAAATCAATGTTACCAATGGTGAAGAAGAGATTGCGGAAATTGAAACAACTTTCTCTGCGCTTGCAGATGAGAATGGTTTCTTCTATTACGAAGCAATCGAAGGTGATGGTGCTGCATCTGATGTGGTAAGTGGTTGGAATAAGACCTTCACACCAACATTGGTTAAGAAAGTAATTCTTTAGGAGGAATAAGTAATGTCTGAGAAAATTACCGAATTGAAATTGTTGAATGGGGAGTCTGTCAAGATTCAGACTCCTATTAGTTTGTATGATTGGCAACGTGCCAAGAAAGATGGCTTATTTTCACAAAACGCTTTTTCTTCGGCGATGAAGAATGGTAAGCAGAACGTGAATATCAATGAAAAGGACTTGGAGAACGCTCCGTTTGTTGCTTATCGAGCGGCAGGCGGAACTATGTCTAAGGATGAATTTGCTAAAGCAATTGTGTTTGACTTAGAAATTGCTGGTCGTGTTTATAAACAAATTGTGCAGGGGAATGGTCAGCCAAAAAAGGAGAAATCCAACTAGCGTTTGAAAAGAAGACGAAAAAAGGGAAGAGTAATGGTCGTGCTCCTCGCATCAACTGGGAAAAGGTTGAGGTGGATGAGGTTATCGGCTATTACTCTTTTGTCTTTGGGATTGATATGCAGTTGGTGCTAGGTATGTCTATCCAGGAAGCTGAGGAAATGGCAAGTCTGAAAGTGGCTATCGAGGCTTGGAAGCATAGTGAGTAAAAAAAGAGTCCGGATGGACTCTCAAACATTCAATTTAAGCTTTAGAGCTTCTGTCAGTACTTGAGAAAAGTTAATATTATTCTCTTCAGCGATACTGTTTAACCATTCTGGGACGGTCACATTTTTTCGAACGGCTTTAGATTGGTATTTCTTTTTATAAGCCAGCATATCAATGGCAATTAGGGCAATATCACTATCTGGATATTGTTTTTTGAGTTCCTGAATAGGTGTGGCTTGTGGGTATTCTGAATAGTCTTCGAGGACTAGTCCAAGGACATCTTGAGCCATTTCAAAGGCTTCTGCCTGATCTTTTCCTTGCGTGATAGCTGCGGGTACATCAGGGAATGTGACAGTGATATATTTTTCTCCTTGTGTAAAAATAGCTGGATAGAGCAACATAATTTTTCTCCTTTACTGTGTTTGAGTGAAGTAAACAATGCCAACTAGCAAGCAGATTATTTCAAACCTGCTTGCTTTAAGATGGCGTCCTCTGTACCTTTGTCTAGGTCTCCGTTGTGCATCGGAATGGTTGTCATTTTGCCGGTTTCTTCGTTTTTGAAGAATTGGTGACTTCCTTTCTGTCTTATTTTCTTAAATCCATGTTTTTTAAGAAATTTGACCATTTGTTTCGCGGTCATTAGCATATTGCTTACCTCACTTTCTATACGTATATTATACACATAATCTAAAGACTTGTCAAGAGATAATGCGTATTTTATACGTATTCTTTTAAAAAAGAAGGGAGTAATATGGCGAAACAAAGCGAAGTAAAAGTAACTTACAAAGTCTTAAATTCTGAATTTAACAAGGGAATATCAGAAATGAATTCCAAGATAACGTCGTTGAATAAAGAATTTAGATTGCAACAGGAACAAATGCGTCTGACTGGTAGCGAGACTGACAAGTTAGAGTCTAAGCTAAACAAGTTGACCTCTGAATACTCAATTGCCCAAGAGAAGACTAGGTTAGTTGAGCAAGGACTAAAAGAAGTCACGAAAGCTACTGGCGAAAACTCTAAGGAAACTCAGGCATGGACCAATAAGCTACTGGATGCTAAGCGGAACGAAGAGTATCTGAAGAATGCGATTGAGCAGACTAAGCAGGCTTTGGATAAAGAACGTGAGGCTACAAGTCAATCTGCTCGTGCTTCTCAGGAACGAAAGGAGAAGTTATCCGCACTAAAGTCTGAGCAGGACCGACTGGTCGATTCTGCCGATAAAATAAAAGCCAAGTATGATTTGGAGCGTTCGGCCTTGGGAAATAATGCCAAGGAATCCGAATTGCTCAAAATCAAGAAAAAAGAGCTTGCCGAGCAGATGAAAAATACTGGTCAGCAAGTAGAAAATCTGGAAAGACAACTAGAAGTAGCCAAGGCTGAGTATGGTGAAAGCAGTAGAGAAGTAGATAAACTTGAGAAGGAACTACTTGAATCAAAGAAAGCTTTCCAGGATTATGCTAATGAGGCTAAGAAGGCTGACGACTCTATCGGTCGATTTGCTGATAAGGCAAAGAGTTTAGGTAGTAAATTAACCTCTGTTGGTCAAGGGTTGACAATGGGGCTGACTGTTCCGATTGTAGCTGGTGCGGGGGTTGCCGTTAAGGCGGCAAGTGATTTTGAATCAGCATTTGCAGGGGTCATGAAGACAAATGACGAAGTTGTTGACGCGAATGGCAAGGTCATTATCAGCTATGATGACTTACGTGCCGGCATTCGCAATATGGCAAAGGAAATTCCTGCGAGTACGACAGAAATTTCTGCCGTAGCAGAAGCTGCAGGGCAATTAGGGATTAAGACGGAGAATGTCTTAGACTTTACCCGTGTCATGATTGACATGGGGCAATCCACCAACTTGTCAGCCGAAGAGGCAGCCAACTCTATGGCTCGTTTAGCAAACATCACCCAGATGCCTCAGGATAAATTTGATGAATTAGGGTCGACGATTGTTTCCTTGGGTAACAATTTTGCGACAACCGAATCAGAGATTTTGGAGATGGGCTTGCGTCTAGCTGGTACGGGTAACTTGATTGGTTTGTCAGAGGCTCAAATCATGGGTCTGTCCGCTGCTATGTCTTCTGTAGGTATCAACGCAGAGGCTGGTGGTTCCGCAATGAGTCGTGTCATGCAAAAGGTCAATACTGCGGTTCTTGAGGGTGGCGAGTCGGTCGAGAGCTTCGCTGCTATTGCCGGCACAAGTGCAGAGGAATTTGCACAGATGTGGCAAGAACGCCCTCAAGACGCTATTGTTGCCTTGGTCAAAGGTCTTGGTCGTGTTAAAGATGAAGGCGGAAATGTTACGGGCACTTTGAAAGATCTAGGCATTGAGTCTGTAAACGAAATTGATGCGATGCAGCGTTTAGCAGGTGCAGGCGAACTACTAGAAACCGCCTTTAGAAAATCTGGTGAAGCGTGGGCAGAAAATACTGCTTTGTCAGAAGAAGCTCAGAAGCGATATGAAACTTTTCAAAGCAAGCTAGAAATTGTCAAGAATAAGTTGACGGACATTGCGATAGAGTTTGGTGGGCCATTGATGGATGCAGCTTCCGAAGCCTTGGATGCAATGGAACCATTATTTGAATTTCTATCAGATTTAGCCAAGAGTTTTTCGGAATTACCAGAGCCAATGCAACAAGTCATTTTGGTCATTGGAGGTATCTTGGCAGCACTTGGACCGATTTTAATCTTTATTGGCCAGATAGCAACAGGAATTGGTTCTATTGCGGCGCTTTTTGGAAGTGGTGGACCCTTAGCAGGAGTAGGTGCTTGGATAACAGGGACTTTGTTACCTGCATTGGGAGGAATAGTTTCCGCAATCGTATCGTGGCCTGTATTGATAGGTGCTGCATTAGTAGCTTTAGTGACAGTTGTCGTCATGTATTGGGATGAGATTGTCGCATGGGTTGGACAAGCTTGGGAAAAGATTAAAGAATTTTTCGCCCCAATCGGAGAATGGTTTGCAGAGAAGTGGGCAAGTGTAAAAGAAACCACAGTCCAGTTGTGGACAGAATTAACTACATGGTTATCGGAAACGTGGACATCTTTTATGGAAGGAGCCAAAGTGCTATGGGATGGATTAGTTAACATCTTTACATTTGCGTGGCTGTTGGTAAAAGAGGCTTTTAACATCGCATGGCTTGCTATTGAAACACCTCTACGATTGGCATGGGAGATATTCTGGGCATTTACTCAGGAATTTTGGACAGGGCTTGCTACATGGTTTTCTCAATTATGGGACACCATCAAAAATGCTGTTTCAAATATTTGGGATGCTATTAGTAGCTATCTTACTGGTGTATGGACCGCTATTTCAAGCAAGGTCACAGAAGTTTGGTCTGCTATCAAAAAATGGATGGAAGACACCTGGACAGCCGTTTCTAGTAAAGTTACTGAAATTTGGACTCAAATCTCAGGATACCTAACAGGTGTCTGGACTGCTATTTCTGGTAAAGTTACCGAAATTTGGAATAGCATTAGGTCTAAAATTTCAGAAGCTTGGACTGCTGTATCAAGTACAACTACTCAAATTTGGAGCAATATAAGCTCCAAAATTTCTAGTATTTGGAATGGCATCAAAACAAACATTACCCAAGTCGTCGATAATGTACGTAATTCGATTACAAATGGATTTAATGCTGCTAAGAATAGTGCTGTTAATATTTTCAACGGCATACGAGACGCAATTAGTCGTGCCATTAATGGTGCTAAGGAGGCTGTCGGAAATGCTATTAATACCATGAAGAGTTTCTTTAACTTTTCTTGGAGTTTGCCTAAAATCAAGCTTCCGCACCTAAGTATTAGCGGTAGTTTCAGTCTGATGCCACCGAGTGTTCCAAAATTCAGTATTTCTTGGTATAAGGCTGGTGGTATCATGATGGACCCTGTAGCCTTTGGTCGAAACGGAAACAATCTAATGGTTGGAGGTGAGGCTGGTCCAGAGGCTATTTTGCCGTTAACTGATAAAGTGCTAGGTAAAATTGGTCAAGCCCAAGCGAAAGCGAGTGGCATGGTAGGTAATACTGTCCATGTCACTAACTATGTGACAATGAATGCCACTGTTGATAGTGATTACGGTACAGACCACTTTTTTGATAAGGTGGATAAGTGGATTGCTGACAAGAGCGATATCCGTAATTTCTCTACGGGAGGTGTTGCTTAAAAAGGAAGTGCTGAGAGGATGAATCTGAGCACTTCTAATTTTTTTGAAAGGAGACTTATGCTTAAAACGTTATTAGACGGCTCATTCCCAGATAGTTTGAAGTGTTGTTTAGCGACTAGACCTGTGATTCCTAGTCCGGAAATGGAGTATGAAGATATTTCTATTCCAGGTAGGGATGGTTCGTTGACGAGAGAGTTGGGGTACAAGAATATTCCAATTGAATGTGAATACAACATGCTGGAAGAGGTCAATATCAAGAGTCTAGTAAGGACTGTCAAAGGCTTCTTTGTCGGGAAAAAGACTTTGCGTTTTTCGGATGATGATGTGTATTACAAAATCAAAAAAATCCAGTTTTCAGACATTGAGAACGAGGTGGCAGAGTATGGTCGGTTCACAGTTAGGTTTGAGTGTGATCCGTTTCAATACGCTTTGAACAGTAGTGTTTTATTGGTAAATGGTCAATCTTTTCAAAATATAGGGACTTATCGCTCCAAGCCTTATCTGAAAGTATTTGGTTCTGGCACTTTGACGGTGAATGGCAAGTCCATTATTTTGCGTGATGTTGGTGACTATATCGAACTTGATAGCGATTTACAGAATGCTTATAGAGGGAATGTAGATATGAATCGAAATATGGTTGGAGAATTTCCCGAATTTGTGCCTGGTACCAATAGGGTGTCCTGGTCAGGAAATATCACTAAGGTTATTTGTGAAGGGAGGTGGCGGTATATATGATTTGTCTGTATGCGGCTGATGAAAGTCTTTTCGAACATAATGGATTAGGGATATTAGATAATGACTTGAAAAAGTGTCATGTTGAAGAGGAGTTAAACAATCTGTATACTTTGACAGCTCAATATCCACTTTGGGCAAAATTTGGCAAGTCGATTCGCAATGGGATGATCATCAAGGCTCCCACTCCAAATGGTGACCAGTTGTTTCGAATTTATCAGTCTAAGCCGTCAATGGGAATGCTAGAAATACATGCTTTTCATATTTTCTATGACTTAGCTTTCAACTTTGTAGAGGATACCAATATTGTATCTAAGAGTGGTCAAGCATGGTTGCAGCAATTGTCTCAGAATACACAGTACCGTCATCCTTTTACTTTCTTTAGTGATATTTCCACGGTGGCAGGGTCTAGGGTAGTTCGTAAGAACTGTGTAGAGATTTTGCTGAATACGTCGTTGGATAATTCCTTTGTCAATCGGTTTGGTGGTGAGATTCTTCGTGATAATTTTAAGGTCTATTTTAATCGATCAATTGGAGAAAATAGAGGTTTTAAAATCCGTCACAAGAAGAACCTCAAAGGCTATACTGCTAACATTGATGACAAATCGGTCATCACTCGGATCATGCCTATTGGTTTTGATGGACTTTTGTTGCCAGAAAAATATGTTGATAGTCCTCGGATTAGTGACTACCCTTTTCCAAGAATTGGTAAAGTTGAGGTTGATGTAAAGGCTGCAGTTGGTGAAAATGCAGATGCCAAAGATGCTATTCCTCTGAATGAAGCCCATGCCAAGATGCGTTCTCTGGTTAGAGAGCAGTTTGGTCTTATTGATGTTCCCACCTGCTCCTATGAGGTTGACTTTGTTGAATTGTCTAAAACTAAGGAATATGCTGATTTCCAAAACCTTGAAACTGTTCGAATTGGCGATACGGTAACGGTCAGTCATGATGAGGATGGGTTTCATGTAGAAGCTAAGGTAATCCGTTATGAGTATGACAGTTTGGCAGGTAGTTTGTTGAGGATTGAGGCTGGACAGTTTGAGTCTAGGAGTAGTAACAACTCTATCAACCAACAGAGAAGCATCGAGCAACAACTCGAAGACGTAAAGATAGAAACTAGTAACATGGTCCAGGTCGCTGCAAACGGAAAGAACACTATTTATCGTGGAATCGACAGACCAGCAAATCCTAATGTAGGTGATTTGTGGTATGAACCTCTTGAAAATTCTGTCGTATCGAAGCAATGGTCCGGTGTGGATTGGGAATTGCTTCCAATTAGCGATCAGAATTTAAGAAATGTCAACGTAAACAATCTGAGTGGTAACTATATCGATGTTCGCCGGTTTCGCATCTCATCTGGAGATAGGGACATTTTGTATGTTAATGAGGCTGGCGAGGTTATATTAAACGCTAAGCGGGTTCAGATTGATTTTACGGACGTTGCCACTAAAACTGATTTGCAAGAAATTGAATTAACTCCTGGGCCGCAGGGTCCAGCAGGGGAACGTGGTGCGGTTGGTCCGCAAGGTCCACAGGGTCCCAAAGGTGACAGAGGGAATGACGGCATCGCAGGTCGTGATGGTGTTGGTATTCGTTCAACGGTTGTTACCTATGGTATCAGCTCAAGTGACAGCGTTCAGCCTAGTACATGGTCAAGCAATGTTCCTACGCTTGTCAAAGGGCAGTATCTGTGGACGAGGACGGTCTGGACTTACACGGACAACCACACGGAAACAGGCTATCAAAAGACCTATATTTCTCGAGATGGAAACAATGGCCGTGATGGTATCGCTGGCAAAGACGGAGTAGGTATTCGTTCAACGACGATTACTTACGGAAAATCGACATCTGGCACAATTCAGCCAACGTCATGGACATCTCAGGTATCAAGCGTCCCTAACGGTCAATTTTTGTGGACAAAAACCGTTTGGGCATATACGGATAATACTTCAGAAACTGGTTACTCAGTGGCTAAGATGGGGGAGACTGGCCCTAAGGGAGCCCAAGGCATCCCAGGATTATCGTATCATCTATTCACAACAAACTATCAATACAATCAAACAAGCATATCTCAGTACAGTACGCCTGGTTATACAGGAACATGGGTAGTGAATGAGGATACTGGGTTAGTAAAAATTGGCGATACAGTCTCTATGTCTGTTTATCACACAAAAAAATTGGGCTTAGTATATATATTGGCAACTGTTAAAGCTATCGCCAGCGATAGAAGTTTGACTACTGTTTCTAAAGGTTTGATTGATAAAGGTGAGCAAGGCATCCCAGGAGAGAAAGGTGCAGATGGTCGTACTCAGTACACCCACATTGCCTATGCGGATAATGCAACTGGCGGAGGATTTAGTCAGACAGACCAGACAAAAGCATACATCGGCATGTATCAAGATTTTACTGCTATCAACTCTACCAACCCAACAAGCTATCGCTGGAGCAAGTGGAAAGGCTCTGACGGTGCTCAGGGCATACCTGGACCAAAAGGTGCTGATGGTCGTACTCCATACATCCATTGGGCTTACTCGGATAGTGCGGACGGTACAGGCTTGACCACATCGGATAATGGTCAGCGGTATATTGGTCACTATTCAGACTATACCCAGGCTGATAGTACGGATAAGACAAAGTATCGCTGGGCGGATAGATGGGCGAGACTGAAATTAGAAGACAACCTTCTTCTTAACAGTTCATTTAATGCAAACTTGGACCAATGGCAAGGGAGCGGAGTGACTATAGTTGATGGTAAAGCACGAATTACAGGAGAATTTAATAAAACTAAGCACATTTACCAAAGTATCAAGTCTCAGATAGCTAATGACGATGTTAGCCAGGTATACATAGCATCAATCTCAGTTAAGG